CTCCGCATCGCGGAGATGGCCGGTTTGGGGGCCATCTCCGCGATGCGGAGGTTGCGGATCTCGGGATTGGCGAAACAGGCCTTGTCGTAAGCGTCGGCCAGGTCGGTCGCGAGGCCGGCTTGGATGAGCTTGCCCATCTCGACCTTCACGTTGTCGAAGTAGAGGTTGTTCGCGCGGAACTCCGCTACGTCCGACTGGACCTTTCCGAGGGCTTCAGCCTCTTGCGCCTGCTGTTGCTGGGCTAGGGTCTGCTGAAGCGACTGGACCTGTTGGGACAATGTCAGGATGTGCGGGTCAAGCTGGGGCTGGGGCTGCTGGAATTGCGGCTGGCCCGGGTCTTGTCGTCCGCTCGGCAGGGTGGCGCCGTATTGCCGCGCGAGATAGGCGATGGCCTCGTTCGGATTCCGCTCCAGCATGGTTTGAGCGTTCAGCAGCGCGTTGACTGCCGAGAACTCGTCCAAGCCCTGGACGGCGAACTTCTCCCGATGCGGCGCAATCAGCGCCTCAAAACGGTTAAGTCTCTCGCCCTTGGACTGCCACTCGGTCTTGCCCTTCTGGGCCTCCTGTTCGATCCGGACGAGTTCCTTGCGGATTTCGAGCGGATAGGAGTCCCACGCGGCCTTGACTGCGGCTGTCGCGGAGTGCGGCGGCGGGATCGTCTCCGTAGGAGGTTCCGCAGGCGCAACAGGCGAAGCAGTATTAGGCTGCGCTTGTTCTACTGACTTTGCAACCTCTTCTTTCGGCGCAAACCGGCCCTTTTCGTCGCGGGCGCGGGCCGCAGCTTCTTCCGAAGACTGCTTCGCCGTCGATTCCGCCTCTCCCGTTGCTTCGGGAGGCTGTACGGGCTCTTGGATCGGAGGCGGCGCGGCCTCGGATTCGATGGCGGAGCGGATGTCAGCGGCGATATCGTCGGTGTCTTCGAACGGCATGTTCAGCTCGCGCTCAGTTGTTCAATGGCCTGTTTGATGTCTTCCTCCACCCCGGGGACCGGCGGAGGCATGTGGACCGTGTCGTGCTTCTCGTTGCCGACGATCACACAGCCGGCGGCGCGGACATCGCGCTCATAGGCCCGCTTGGAGTCGTAGGGCTTGCCGTTGACGGGGTTGATCACGTCGTCCATCGCGTCCCGGATCAGCATCGGGCAGGCGACGGTGCGGCTCGCCAGGACACGGGCGCGCTGTTCGGCGACCATCTGGTCCCAGGTCTCCCGGGGCCACCACTTGCCGTTCCAGAACTTCTCGGTGAACCTCACGAGGGCCAGCCCTCCGTGGGATCGACGTCCTGGCCGGCGATCACATAGCCTTCGAGGTCGCGCTGATGCTGGACAATGGCCGAGTAGTATTTGCCGGCCGCGTAGGCGAGGCTGATGCCATCCTGCGGCTGGCTCAGAGGTAGACGGTCCCCTTCGACCGTAATCCAGCCCCGGGCATAGTCGTCGGGCCAGGTGATGCCTGGAACGTTCTGGATGGCCAGGGCGGCTGTCAGCGCCATGCCGGTCAGGTTGGCGCGTGAGCCGTCATCGATCTGGACGTGGCGGCCATCGACGGGATATCCCGCAGCGATCCGCTTGCCCCCTTCCGCCGCGATTTGCGCCAGAAGGTCGGCCACGCCGCGCTCTTCCCATCCCCGGCGGATTTCGGCCTCGCGCTCGGGGGTGCAGACGACGTCGACCCCGTTGATGTTCTCGGTCAGGCTCATGAGGTCTTGACCCCGTAGATGTAGATTTTGCCGCTGCTGATGTTCCCGGTGCTCATCAGGAACTTGATGGCGTTGATCGCCGTCGTGGCGCCCTGATAGGCGCCCGCGACCTGTTGGGACCTGACCGCCGCGTCAGCGGAGCGCGCGAAGCCTGATGTTCCCCAGAGGATCTTGGAAAGGGTCGCGCTGTTGGGGTTCTCCAGCCAGAGATAGGCGTTGTAGCCGCCATTGGCTGCGGTGCTGGAGATGCCTACGCCGTCTTCCAGATAGATTCCATCTGTGGATGAGCTGATGTTGCTCGTGTAATTGGTAGAGAGGTAGTTCGCCCCAGCATCGACTGAGACCTGCGCCAGGAAGTGAGCGCCGTTCGTGGCAGGCACTATTCCTTGCGCCACCATGAAATAAAGGTCGTAGGTGGACGTCAGTGCGGAGGTAGAGGCCAGCGACGCCGAGTTGCTTGCCGTAAGCGTCTGAAGGTAGACCAGGATGCCGACGCTGGGAGCCTGGAAGGTCGGATCGACCCCGGCCCCGTTCGACGTAAGCACCTGCCCCGACGTCCCGGCCGATGTGACCTGGAGCGCGCCGGTTCCGTTGCCGATGATCACGCCGCCATCGGTGAACGTGGCCGCTCCACTACCGCCGCCGGTCACGCCAAGTACGGCAAACGCCGGATCAGCGCTGGCCCCACCAGAGACCAGGGGCTGTCCTGCCGTCCCGGCCGAAGTTGCGGCGATCGCAGACGTCCCCTGCCCCAGCAGGACGCCATGGTTGGTGAGCGTGACCTGGCCAGTTCCACCCTTCGGGACCGTGACGGCGGCGGATAGGTTGGCGTCGGTGATGGAGATAGCGACGTTTGACGCAGCGGTGGCCAGCCCCTTGCCGTTGACCGTGACGGCCGCAACATGAGACCCATCACCGAACGAGCCGACATTCGCATTGACCGTGGCCAAGGTCAGAGCCGCAGATACCGCGGCCGAGCCGTCCACGCTGGAGAGGGTCGCCGTACCGTCGCCGGTGAGCGAGAGGTTGCGCGCGGTCGCCCATTTGGTGGCCGTGGCTGCGTTGCCGGTAAGCGGCCCGATGAAGGCCGTCGCCGTCACGCCGCTGGAGTCCACTGTGACGCGATTTACGCCGCCGGTGGCTATGCCGAGCGAGTTGGCCCCGACCCGATAGATGCCCGTGTCGGTGTCGCCGCTGAATGCGATGCCGGGCAGGCTTTCCGAGCCGGCATACATCTCCGCAGCGCCGGTCATCGCCACGGAACCGTCGATCAGGAAGCTTCCGTCCTGGAAGTAGTCCTTCGCGACGCTGGCTGTAACGGATTTGAGCGGACCCACGCCCCGGAACGACGCCAGGAGGTCGCCACCCTGGACGTCGGTCGCTACCCCAAGCTCTGCATAGGTCTTGCTGGTCATCGGCCTACACGATCACCGATGCGCCGATGGTTCCGGTCACAGCTGCCGTCCCGGAGTTGTTGGCGATCACCGTGGAGACGCGCCAGATCTTCGGGAGAGGCAGATTGGCCACTACGTTGCTGGCGGCCGTAGTGCCCGGCCCCACGGTCATCAGCGTGGTCCCGGTGGAGGTCTTCGCCGCGCCAGCAAGGAGGGTGTAGTATTTGCCGCTGGCGGCGTCCTTGCCCTGGATCGTGGTGGTGACCGTGGCCGTGGTCATGGTGGTGAGATCGACGACCACCTGAACAGCGTTGCCGAAGAGGTTGGTCTGATCGGCGCTGTTGACCGTTGACGCGCCCGTGGCAGTGAAGGTCGAGAGCGCCGCCGTGTCAGTATTGTAGGCCGCATTGGGTACCGGAACGTCGTTCGCATCGACGATGCATACGTTGCTGGCCATCAGGCATTCCCCTGGGGTGTTGGGTCACGCATCAGCGCGAACTTCTTGAGTTCTTGGTTTTGGGCCGCGAGCTGCTGATCCCCGGCCCGGAGGTGCAGGTCGGCCATGTCGATCTGGCGCTGTTGCGCGGCGTCGTTGGCCTGGATTTGCAGGCTTTGCTGCTCCAGCGCGTGGGCCTGGGCGGTCTGCTGCAGCTTGGCCTGCGTCTCGGCCTGCTTGCCCTGAAGCTCCTGGGCCTTCAGTTGCAACTCGGCCGGGTCGGTCTGCTGTTGCTGCGCCTGTTGCTGACCCTTGGGCGGCTGCGGTGTGAGTTGCGAGAGCTGTTCGAACGTCTTTTCGATGACGTCTTCCATCTCGCCTGAGACGCGGAACCCACGGGCGAGGAACTTGACGCTTTCCCCGACCAATGGCGCGAGTTGCGGCACCTGTTGAACCAGGGGAACCGCTGCCGACAGGAGCGAGCCGATCGATGTGATGAACTCGACCCGGCGCTGCTTCTCTTCGTTCTCGTTGGGCTCGATGGTGGAGTCGGTCTCGACGTCCACCTTGAACGACCGCAGCGCGTTGTCCTGGAGCACCGCGGCCACGTCATCCCAGCTAGGAAGCTGCATCAGCTGCTGGATTTCAGGGTTCTGCAGGTCAGGCGGCGGCTGGGGCTGAGGTTGGGGCGGGAGCCCCTGCTGTTGGGCGATCTTCGCGCCCTGCTGCCAGACGGCCATCTGCTGCTGGAACATCTGTTGGGCCTGGATGACCTGCTGCTTCTCAGCGTTGGTCAGCATCTTGACCCCGGTCATCGCCTTCAGGGTCGGGATCGAGAACTTCTTGCCGATGATCTCCGCCTTGATGCGAATGATGTCCCGGGCGAACCTCTGGACTTCCTTCTGGCGGTCACGGACCCTCAGCGAGCCCCACTGCGCCTTGATCCCCTGGGCCGTGGCTGTCTCTGACGGGTTGGTGTCGCCTCGGAGAATGTCTGCGATCCCGGTGATCTGGTAGATATCGTCGAGGATCTTCTGGCGGCTCTCGAAACACCCCTTGAGGGTGGTGATCACCATGTCCACCGGGACCCATTCGATGATCCCCTTCATGCCGCCCTTGTCTTGCAGGGAGGCCATCGAGGGGATGGGAATGAGCTGGTTGTTCTGGCCGGAGAAGACGTTGGCGAGGGTGGTCCCCTCTTCCGCCGCGTAGACGCCCACCATCCGAAGGGCGTCCGAAAGGGTCCCGATGCGCTGGGTTAGTTCGTCTAGTTCTTCAGCTTGGTCCTGGTAGTAGACGTAATCCGGGATCGGGATGTAGGTGTCCGGCGCCAGCGTGGCCATCAGGGGCCGGGGGCACGGGAAGAAGTCTGTCAGGCCCAGTGGGTCGGGGCGCTGGTCCAGCGGGGCAATGGGGTAGGACCGGTTGATCCAGAACACGTCACCCGAGGTCTTGTCCCAAATCTCGTAGACCGCGGCCTTCTTCTGTTTTGACCGCTCGTCATTGTCGGAGCCGTTGTTGGGGTCGTCCTTCGGCTGCCAGTCCAGGGGGATGGCCTTGCCGATCTTCTTGCCGAATCGTTTCACCAGTTCTTCGCGAGTCATGTAGACCCGGCGCCAGACGTAACCAGTTTCGTCCCAGGAACGACACGGGGCCATGCCCCAGTCCACGTAGGCGACGTGGTCGCAGAGGGCTTCCTGATAGGTGATCGTGTCGTCCGCAGCCTCGCCCGACGTCGAGTCCGACACCATGGCGGTGTCTTCCTGCGTCGGCTGGATCGGCTGGCCCGGGATCGGCGTGGCGACGTGGGGCACGTATCTCGCCCAGACCTGTCCCCGGCCTACCAGCAGGTAGTCGTCCCGGCTGAGGTTCATCCGGTCGTCGAAGTCGTATTGTTCGAGGCTGAAGCTGATGGCCCGCTCCAGCACCTCCGACGCCATTCTCCCCACAGGATCGGCGTCCTTGAACCGGCGCGAGACGACTGGGCTTGGCGTCCTGGCGTAGACCGCCGGCCCTAGCGTCTGGATGTTCGACCACAGGATGGCGAACCGGCGCTGTTCAGGGGCTAGCGTGGCGTCGGCGAAATAGACGTCGTTCTTGTAGCGCTGGACGATGCGCTTGGCCCTGCGGAGGTAATCCGCCTGCCACTTCTCCGACGCGTCCAGCTCCGCGATCCAACGCCGGGCGACGGCGCTAGCGGCCTTCTCTTCCTCGGTCAGTGGTTTGGGGGCCGCAGCAGCCATGCGGTGACATGATACCGCAGACAGGTATTCACACAAGATGTTGCGACACTTTGGCGTGGATAACACTATATCTTGAAATACCTGAAACGTCCTGATACAGTTTGAACACTGGGGGAGCGTCTAATTCGGGGTCCAAAATGGGAGTTTCCGCAGAGCGATTGCTGAGTTGGCGGCAATTAGAGCCGTATATCGGCGCGATGGGCCGCGCCACGATCTGGCGAATGGTCAAGCGCGGGGAGTTTCCGAAGGCCGTGCGCTTGTCGCCTGGGCGGGTCGCGTGGCGAGAGGTGGAGCTTGTCGCCTGGCAGGCCCAACGAAGGGCTGCGTGATGGGCACTTTCTACTCCACCACACGTTCGGGCGGCTTCAGCCTACTAGAGGGCGCCACACCTGAGACGTTCAACACAAGCGGAGAACTCGGCACCTACCGCGTCACGCATAGCCCCGGCGGCTGGTTGGTTGAGCGCCTGGAGCCCAACATAGGCGGATTCGGTCGCATATGGGCCTGTCTCTGGGTGCACGAGACGCGCGAGGACGTTGAACGCTACTTCCGCGATCTCAAGCATACGAAACCCCGCATCAGGATACGCGCTGGAGTGGGGAGCGGGGTGTGATGGGGCACATCATTCCGACGCGCCGAGCCGTTCAGGCGGAAACAGAACTGCATGTGCTGAAGGTCGTCGCAGCGCAATACCTCCAGGCCAGCACCCTCGGTTCGTACGAAGAGCAGTGCGACGCCCAGAAGGCGCTTGAGGAGTTGGTGGCCAAGCCGTGGCCCGGGTCTAGCCCTTCCCGTAGATAGCCCCACCTTCCCCGCCCAACCTTCACCGTGCTAAATCAACGGATGAACCGAGCCACCCAACTGAAGGTGAAGGTAGGGACAAACCCCGCCACCCGGCTAAGCCTTCTCGCCCCCTACGATCTTGAGCTTCGGCTTCCCGAATGCACCGTCATCGTTGGGCGGTTCTCTCATGGCTTACTGCCCAAGATCCGGCTGCTTCCAAGTCCAGCCGACAAGGGCAAGATCATCTGCTCCATCGGGGCGTTCTGCGAGGCTGCGGATCAGGTCGGGATCATCGTCGGGGGCGTCCACCAGCACGACAAGCTGTTCAACCTGACCTTCGGACCAGACCGCGCGCCCTTCTGGCTCTCGATGACGCCGCGGAACCAGGAGCTTGCAACGATAGGCCCGAGCGACCCGGTGATCATAGGCGATAACGTCCAGCTCGCCTACGGGGCCACAGTGGTTTCCGGGGCTGAGACCGGCGATGGATCAATCATCGGCGCCAGAGCCCTCGTGACGGGCAAGTGTGGGCCTATAGGCGTCTACGGCGGCGTTCCCGCCAAGCGGCTCAGGGAGCGCTTCAGCGGCGACCTAGCGGCCATCTATCCGCAACTGAGGCTCGGAGACATCCACGCCCATCAACTCCCCCACCTGCCGCTGTATCTGGACGAGCTGGCCAGCGGGAAGCTGGACCTATCCGCCTACCTCTCCAAGGTCTCGTTCCTGAAGCGCCGGCCGCGCCTTGTGATGACGGCCCGGCGGCGGGAGGATTCGTCGGTGGAACTGGGTTCTCTCGTTGGCTACGCCATGGGAGATGAGGCGGTCACCGATCCAAAGGCGATCACATCGCTCAACGCTTACTTCGGCCAGCTCTCCTCTCAGGCTGAGGAGTTCGATTGGTCTCCGGATATCTTTACGGCTTTGGGGGTTTAGGGTCGGGCCGCGTCACCTCGCTGAACTCCGGCCCCGCGCTCGTGAGCGTGACCTTCATCGTGAGGCCATCCGCTTCTGCGACGGTCATGTAGCCGTCGAATCGGGTGAACTTCGGGCCGTCCTCCTTCGGCGTGGGCATTGGCCCAGTGCGCTCGACCTTCGCCGGAGAGCCCTTGCTGAAAAGGAACGCGGAGCCCGTTTCCGTCTCAAAGCTGCTCAGCAACTCGCTCGGTACTCCAGGCTCACCCTCCCCGACCCGCTCCAGCTCAACGCTCACCAACTTGGTGTTCGCCGCGTGCCAGGCGATCTTCCCCTGGGCGGTCTCGATGGTGATATCTTCCCAGAAATCGCAGTCGTTTTGGCCAAGCACGGCGTCGAAGTGCTCTATGGTCAGGTCGTAGAGGTCGGGCATGACGATCTCCTAGCGCTTCTTGAGCAGTGAGCCGGGGGCGGCGCGTTGTGGGCCGATCTGAACGCCAACCTCATAGTCTGGCGGCCTCGCGGCCCTGATCGGCTTGCCGCTTTCAATCGCTTTCTGAGCAAACTCGGCAAGGCGCCTTGAGGCTCGCTCATTCGACTTGTGTGCGTCGGATTCCCACTGGCCAATGGGCGGCGTTGCCAACCACGCCTTCACCGTTTCGTTCAGCGATCTGAACCCACCAGCCGCGCGCCGACGCTCAAGTTCCGCGCGCTCTTCGGGCGTTAGTCGGATAACCAAGCTCATCCTTGAATGATATCACCTGATACTTGCTGACTCCAGCGATCAAATCCGCTTCCTCTGCGGAGCGTGCTGCGCCAGGACTTGGTCGAAGGTCATGTCTCGGATGCCGATGGGGGTGACCTTTTTGGGCTCGGGCTCGCCCTTCAGCTCGCGCCAGGCCATCGCCATGTACCTGAAGGCGTCTGCGGCGTGGCTAGCCCAGTCATGCCGGGGCTGGTCCTTGAACGTGTGCTTCTTGTCGTCGTAGTCGGCGCGGTATTGCCTCAGGGCCTCCAACCCTTCTTTACATCTCTCACCGTCGAACCAGAGGCGGCCGAACATCACCCGGCCGGCATTGATCCCGTCCATCACCTTGTGCTCGGTGATGATCCTTGGCCTCACACCCTCCGCGATCAGCGTCTCGACTCTGGTGCGGTCCATGCCCAGGACCGTGGCCTTTACGTCCTGCGGAAACCAGTGCTCCCCGTAGCGATAGCCCTTCGATCGCAGCACCTTGGCATAGTGAGGGAGTTGCTGACCGTGGCTCTCGTAGTAGTCGATAACGTGGACCTCAGGCCCTACGACCTGGAAGAACCAGATGGTGGTCGCGTCGCTGTGGCCCAGGTCCCAGGCGGTTTGCACGGGGACATGGGGGTCAGGCTCCACGCGGGTGATGCGCCCTGACCGCTCGGCTTCAGCCATCTCCTTGCCGTAGTAGGCGCCCAGGATCGCGGCCTCGAATGAGCAAAGGAACTCCTGAGCATACTGCTCTGGCGTCATGTCCTTCTGGGCGGCGTCCAACTCTTCCTGGGGGAGGATGCCCGTCTTGTCCGCCGGCAGGAAGAACGGGAACCAGTCTGGATCGTCCTGAGCCCGCTGGTAGAGGTCGAAGAACGCGTTTCGCCCCTTCGGCGTGCCAATGAACGTCGCCGAGCCCATTCGGTCGGCTAGCATCGGACGAAGGACAGAGCCCCAAATCCCTGGGTGCATGTCGGCGTATTCGTCCAGGGTGGCGTCGTCCAGGTACGCCCCTCTCAGCGCGTCTGGATTGTCGGCGCCGTGGATCTTGATGCGCTGGCCGCGGATCAGTTCCACATACAGCTCGCTCTCGTTCGGAGGCTTACCCCATAGCGGCTGGCTGTATTTCTTGAGGTATTCCCAGGCCACATCCTTCGCCTGCTTCAGGAAGGGTGCGATGTAGGCGGCGCGGTACATCTCCTTGTCCGAGGTGACGGCGCGTTTGATCTTGTCGTTGATGGCCGCGACGGTCTTTCCGCAACGTCTATGTGCAACGCCGATCGCGAAGCGTTCCTTGCGCTCGTGGAAGGGCAGGAAGACCCGTCTGGGGGCGTAGGGGATTACGACCTGGCGCACTCGTCCTCGATGATGAAATCAATCTCGTTGACCCACTGCTTGCGGCCGTCCACGAACTCGATCAGCCACTCGAATGGATTGACCACGCTCTGGCGGATGATGAGGCCATGGCCGGTAGCTGGGGCGCGCTTCAGCACGACCGCCTCGCCGATCATGGCCCGGCTCACTTCTGCTCCGGCGGCAGCCAGGACACGATAATCTGGCCGCCCACGTCGGCCTTGACATCAACTGGTATCAGCTTGGACCAGAGCTTGTAGAACTCGGTCTGGTTGGACTCGGCCCAGTCCTGAAAGTGTCCATGGTCGCGTCCTGAGGACTTCTGCAAATCGGCGTAGACGGCTAACATCGCCTCCTTCACGGAGACTGTGGCCTTGTTGGGCACGCCCTTCGGGCGCCCAGGGCCGGGCGTTCCGTCGCCGACGCGTTTCTTCGCGGTTTCTTTAACGGGCTTGGTCATTGGTTTGCGGTATCATGCTACCACATCACGCGCGCTTGGTGAAACGGCCTCGCTTGTCGCGGGGCTGGGCTTTGGGCAGGCAGAGCGTGACGATGGTTCCGGCGAGGATCAGTCCGATCAGGACGCCGATCATCAGAGAGCTTAGAGGGTCGATCATTGGTCACCTTTTGGGTTGGGCTCCTTTCGTGCTCGTCTCCTCGGCTTGATCTGGGGACGCCGTGATGTGCGGGCCTGGATGTTTTGGGTCTAAGCGCTTAGGCGGGTTGTTCTTGGACGAGTCGTCGAAAATGACCGTTACGCCTTCTCCCGCTTGCCCTTGATCTGGGGAAAGGGAGGCGTCGATCATTGCGCGGTAGATTGCAGCGACGGGCACCTCTTCTTCGGTGATTGGAGTCAACACGTAGAACCGATCCGCAGCGTAGAACTCACTGTCATACGGCGCGGGAACGGCCTTCTTGACCATATCCGCTGTCGGTTCGCGCATTGCGGAGATGGCGGCGCGGGCGGCGTTCTCGCACAAGGTCAGCGCATCGCCAGGCTGGCTCATGGCCTCAGCAATTGCTAAGGTGACGCGCTCAATCATCTCGCTCACAGGATCATCCCAGGCAGAGGAGGAAGCCCCGCAGCCGCTCGCGTGATGGCCTCGTTCATCACGGCCCGCGCCCCTGGGCTAAGCGTTGGATCGGCCGCAGCTTGTTCAGCAGTTCGGCTTGGGGCCTTGGCGCGCCCTGTACGTCTGCTAGCCAGCGAGATTCGTGTTCGGTCATAGGATCACCGTCGATTGGCCTTCTGGGTGTGTGTCCTTCCAGCCTCGTTCATCCGTGCGGATTTGCGCAACGTGCAACTGTGGCTCCTCGTACATGAAGTCTGGCCAGGTTCCGCCACACTTCAGCACTGGCCAATCTTGCGGCAACTTCTCCAGCTTTTCGATTAGCTCGGCTACGGTCATTCTGCCCTCCACGTCCGCCCCTCACGAACCAGCATCTCCGGCTCCTTCGGGATTATCCTCCGAACCTTGTGGGTGAACCCGTCCTTGGCGATTATGAACCCTCCCTTTGTCTCAAGCTCTTCGAAGGAGTTGGGGAGAGGTAAGGTTGGGCGGAGGTGTTTGACTTGGGTCATGGAAACTCAGTCCCTACAGCGCCCCCGCGCTCGATGAACTTGGCCGCCTCGTGCAGTGTTTTTGCGTCACGCCGCGCGTTGTCGGCGTCCTGAAGGCTTCTGGCAGCCGACCTTTCAGCACCAATGGCTATCGCGTCGAAACGCTGGGCCAGGGCCTTGACGCGGCCGTGCAGCGAGCGCGTCTCAGCGGCCATCGAGCCATTCCTTCGCAGCCGCCAGCGCCGCCAGCGCCGCCTCCTCAATGGTATCTGCTATGCGCCCGAACTCTGGCAAATCCGCCTCTTCCGGCCTAGGCGAGTGACCCGGCCATTGCTCGACGCGGACAATGGCCATCGGACACGTTGGCTCGGTCAGTGTATGGCGGATCACCAATTCCCAATCGAAGCCGGTTTTCGTGTAGAGGCCGCCTAGCGCGTCACAGGCCTCACGAAGCATTGGTCGGCCCCCCTTCGCGGTAGCCACCGCCTCCTGCAGCCCGTCGATGATCCGCTGTCCGTTGCTCACGCAGCTCTCCCTTCAGTCTCTGGGCCTTCACGCTCTAGGGCTTCGTCTGCGTCGAGGATGAGACGCGCAGCCTTGCGGAGGTGGGCGCCCGCTTCCGAGCCTTGAGGTTGTTCGGCAACCAGCCGGGCGATCCTGGCGGCTATGGCGTTCAGGGTTGGATCGCTCATGCTGCCGTCCTAAGACTGGCCGCGGACGCATCGAGATAGGCGTCCACAACCCGGCGAGCTGCATCGCGATACGGCTCCTTGCTGACCTCCGGAAGACGATCCCAGGTCATGGGGAATATCCATGATCCGTTGCGGCCGGATTCGCAGTGGAAAAGGGCCTCGGCGGCCGCTTCCATGGGTTCCAAGTCGCCCCTCATGCTGCGCTCCTGTCAGTCGGGAAAGGGACGACGTCAGCACCGACCTCCAGCGGCGCTAAGCCGAACTCGGCGAGGATCGTGGCGGGGACCTCGCAACCTGGCTTGCCGGGCTTCGGGCCGTCGTCCAGCGTGTTCCAGTAGCCTGAGGCCTGGAAGCTCCGCAGAGGGCGACGCCAGCGCTCTGCGGGGTCCGCTGGGGATGCCGGCCCCGCTTTGGCTTTGGGCGCCTCGATGTTCGCCCGGTAAGTGCCCTCAATCAGCCGCTGGAACTGGGAGGCGCGACACACGAAATCGAGGTGCGCCTTGAAGTCCTTCCCTGGCTCAAGGCCCCGACAGAACTTGTTGCGCTCCACCGCCAGGAGTGCGGCCCGCCAACGGTCCAGGCCTCCGCTCTCCAGGCGTTTACTGATGGACTTCCGGCGTGTCTCGCTCAGCTCCTCAGCCTTCGGGAGGTCGCATCGCTCGGCAGTTTCATTCCAAAGATCGAAGGCCTGGCGAGCCAAGTCCGGCCCGTCCCCTTGGGGGACTTTAGGGGGTATTCCTCTTTCTCTTTCTCTAGAGCGTGTTTTTTTCGCCGAACCGTTTTCCGGTTCGTTGTTTTTATTCGCCTTTCTGCGCGAGTTAGGCGATAGCTCCGGGTTAGCTATCGCGAACTTATCGCGTAGGTCTGGCGTAAGTTCGGCGGAACTTTCATGGTGGAAGTCGTCCATCTTCAGCTCAACGAGCACCTTATCGTTGACGATCCACGCCGTTGGCCCGTCGAGCCAGAGGCGAATTTTCCGGGCTGCGATGAGCGATCCCACGACCCTCCGGAACACCCGCATGTCGCAGTCTAGCTCGCCGCAGAGCCGGCGCTCATCAAGGCGGATGGGGCCGCCGTGATCATACATAAGGTCAAGCAGCGTCTGGTATGCACCGCGCAGCTCCAGCGTCAGCCCGCGCATCCCGTTGAGCGCGTTCCCATGCCAGCGCCGATGCCAAGGCTTCGCACTCATGCGCGATCCTCACGGACATCGGTGATGCAATCAAACTCAGCCCAATATTCCTGCCAATCGGTCCCCACGGCGCCGCCGCGGTTCTTGGCGCAGATCACGTCCATGCGCCTGCGGACCTTCTCAACCTCCGTCTGCCATTGGGAGTGTTCAGCGCTCCCAGGCTTGGGCTCGGCGCGTTCGAGGTAATAGACCTCGCGATAGGGGAAGAGTACGGCGTTGGCGTCCTGCTCGATGGACCCGGATTCCCTCAGATCCGATAGCTGGGGCCGCTTGTCGTCGCGGTTTTCTACACCCCGGTTTATCTGAGACAGGAGCACGATGCAGATGTTGGCCGCGCGGGCGAGTCGCTTCAGCTCGGCGGTCATCTGGCCGATGACGGAGGCTTCGTTGCGCCCCTTGGCTTCCGGCCGATCCATGATCTGGAGGTAGTCGATGAAGGCGGCCACGAGGTTGCCGCGCCGCTTCAGCGCCCACACCCGGCGCTTGACGTATTCGACGGTAAGGCTCGAACTGTCATCGATGATGAAGTTGCGCGGGACCTTCCATGAAAGGTCATCCAGACGTCGCAGCGTCATCATATCCAGCTTGCCGCTGGCCATGTCCTGGTAGGGGACGCCATCACCGGCTTCGTGGCTGATTTGGCTAAGGGTGCGCTCGTCAAGTTCCCGGCGATCCATCTCAAGGGCGAAGAAGGCCACCAGGTCGTTAGGATTGCGACTGGCGCAGCCGAACGCGGCTTGCCGAGCCAAGGCGGTCTTAGCCATGGACGGGCGGCCACCCACGATGATCAGGTGGCCAGGACGTAGGCCCCTCAGGCGGCGATCAAAGCACCGCAAGCCGGTCATCTTGCCCTTCGCCCTGCCCTGCTCGGACTCGTGCTTCATCTCGGCAAGCGTGGTGTTCACGGAGGAGCGCGCGTCGATCAGGTTGGCGTCGTCTGGAGCCGTCCCGCGGGCGAGGTCCACAATCCGCTTCTCTGCCTCTGCGACATGGTCCAAGGCGTCATGAGAACGGTCACCGGCCGCCAAGGCCATGATGCGCCCCAGCTCAGCCAGGCGACGGCGCAGGGCCATGTCTTTGAGGATAGGGACGTAGGTTAGGGCGACGCGAGAGACCGGCGCCTTATCGATGGCCAGTGCCAGGTAGCGCATCCCGCCGAGCTGATCGAACGGGGCTTGGCCCTTCAGGCGCTCTTCAATCAAGACCGGATCGGCGAGGCCGCGCGTGCCGATGATGTCCACGAGCGCCTGCATGATGAGGACGTGGCCCGGCTCGCTGAAGTCGCCCACCTCCAGACCGACCGCGTTCCGCAGAACGTCGTTGTCGTTTATAATGGCCCCGATGATGCCCTGCTCGGCTTCCAGCGCCGTCATGGGCTCGGGTTGATGAAGTTCGACTACGTTTGTCATGACGCCAGCCACTTCGCCGCGTTGGCGTCGATCATCTTGCCCATGCGATAGGATTCGTTGGCCTCGCGGTCGGCAATCTCCAGGCGCGCGGCGTCGCCGTCACGTTCGGCATTCAGGCCGTGTGCGGACCAATAGCGAGCCAGGAGCTTCCAGGTCTCGGTTCGGCGGATTAGTTCAGCACCCGTCACGCCGCCCTCCGCTTCATTGCCTTGGCAGCGCGGGCCTTTGCAGCATTCTCGGTAGCTTTCGCGAGTTCAGCCGCAGACAGGGTCCGCTTGAACATCACCTTCCGACATGCAGGGCAGTAGCGCTCGTCTGTTGGGATAGGAGCTGCGCAGTAGAGGATTTCGTCGCCGTAGCCGATCGGCGGCGGTTTGCCGGGGCGGGGCATTTTGCACTCGCCGGGGTTCATGTCGGCAAGGATCTTCGCCGGCCAGGTTTGGTTAGCCGGCATTGCTGTCGTGTGGGCCTTGGGCGGGCGTCCAGGCTTGGCGTTGAACGTCCGGCGGATCACTGCCTGCATTGTCGCGTTCTCGGACCTGGAGCGCACGTAGGGCACGGGTGGGGCCATGCGCGTCAGCGGGTCCCAGGCGGGGATCACCGACTTGATGCCGTGGCGATGGCGGCGACCTATGCAGGCGTTGCGGCTACAGCCGAGCATCCGGCCTATCTGCGACGCGGACAGGCCATTGGCAGTCTCGCGCACTAGAATTTCGTGCGCTTCGTCCGTCCAGCCTTTCCAGACAGGTTCATTCATCGGGAGGCCCAAAACTCCCGCATGCGCTCGCTGCGGCGTTGGCGTTCCGCCTCGCTGAGGTTGTAGGGTCGACGCTCCCCGGGGCGACGGGCCTGACGAACAGGTCGCACCTTCCGTTCCCTCGCCGGTTTGAGCGCGAAGGTCGCAAGCGCGGCTTCAGACAGCGGTTTGGCGTCTGGCAGCAGAATGCCGAGAGACCGGCAACGGCCTTCAATCTGGCGGATACGCTCTCGCGTAACCCCTAGATCATCGCCGATTTCCTGAAGGGTGTCGCCGGCTATGCGGCGCTGGATAACAACCCTCTGCCTTTCGGTGAGGAGTGGAAACACCGATGCGTTATGCTTGGAGATGGCGGCCAGTTGATCGAGACGGGCTAGATCAGCCCGCACCTTAGCTTCGGCCGCCGCCCGCAAACGCTCTTCCGTGAGCCGGGCTGCAATCGCTTTGGCCTCAGCGTATAGAGTTTCGTCATCCCGCCAGTTTTGGATACTACCCTCTGCACAGTGGAGGGCGTGGGCAGCTTTGGCGTAGGAAGTGACAAGGGCCAGGGTCAGCGCTTCGAGCCGGAATTCGCGCCCCTTGGGCTTAGTGTCCCACGTCACTGATCTGCGGCGCGGAAGGTCGGAAAAGAGAGTGCCGAACGAACCGATTGGCACTCCGGTCGCTGCGGAAATCTTCACGTACGTCTCGCCGCTGAGGTATAGTTCGCGGGCTTTCTCCTTCACCGCAGGAGAAATCCGCTGGCGGGCTGGACGCCGCTCGATGAGTGGCCTTGGCGCCCTTGCGGCGCGCGGCGTCTTAGGTTGCCGAACCTTCCGGTTCTTGAACTTCACCCCTGTGCGGTGCGCTCGGCCTAGAACGGCGTTCCGACTGAAGCCAAGGATCGGCGCGGCCTGAAGGGCGGTAAGGCCCTGCTCGGCTAAGCTGGCGAGCCAGGCGTCTTGTTCAGGCGTCCATGTCGCTTTCATTGGGTTGCCCCCGATTGTTGATTGTTGGTGAGCCCAGCTCCCCTCCCCTGCTGGACTTCCTGGCGGAGCTGTTCGTGTCGGCGTTCCTGAAGTTGCCTGCGAGCGGCTATGCTGCCGGGGGAGCCGGATGCAGCGCGTTTAATCAGTTGCTCAAGGCTAGGCTGTGGGGGGGTGAAGCGGATCATGCGGCCTCGCCGAATTTGGAGGTCTCGTTGCCCCAGACAGTCCAGCCGGGCCGTTCCTGGCGGGCGAACAATTCGAGGTAGGGTCCAGCCACCAACCGCTCGATGCGGCCATGGATTTCATCGGGCTTGCGGCTGTGCTCACGGCGCGGGGAGATGATCCCTTGGCGCACATCCTTGGCGATCCGCTTAGGACGCCCACGGGTGGCCAATAGGCACGGCTCGGTGTTCGCCCGAGTCCAATAGCCCATGCCGGCGAAGGGTGTCTTATCGTCGGCGAAGAGCCGGTAAGGATCCGCCTTCATCCACGAGAAGCCGCAGGTCTTGTAGGTGAAGCCCCACGCCTCAAGGACGCGGAAGCTCTTCTGCAGGACAGGCCAGCAAGTCCACATGAACAGCACGCAATCTTCGGCCGCGACGCTCTCGACCGGGAGCGCGCAAATCTCGTCGATGGACATGGTGGGGTAGTGCGCGTCGATCGCGCGGCTGGCGTAGCCGGCGTCGGTCTTCTTGGGTCGGCCGCCCCAGAGGCTGTTGAATTGCCACGGAGGGTCGGCGAGGATGCAGCTGAACGGGCCTGCAGGAAGAGTCATGGCCGCCCCCTATCCCGAGGGGCGAAGGTGCGGACCTCTACAGGTCGAGCGGAATTCCCATGGCTTGCTTGATGCGATCCAGCGACCACGCCATGATCGCCTGTCCCCGCTCCGCCCACGCGATCATGGCGCGGCTTAACATTGAGCCCATCCGCCAGGCTAAGCAGCTCAGCGGCGCTCGCATCCATGCGGCCCTCGGCAGCGAGACGGGCTTCGGTGGCTTGTCGGGCACGTTCAAGTTCCTCCGCCATTTGTTGGAGCACGCGGGCGTCGTAAGCCGCCTCGGGCTCGCCTATTATGAGTTCGCCGAGAGCCCTCCAGAGCATCCAGGCGTCGCCGTGGCGCTTCTGGCGCTCGTGCATGGCCCGGGTAATCGGAACTGCGCCCACGACACCCTTGACGGCGTTCTTTGCCGTGGAGCGATCATAGCCGAAGTTCTCCTCCAGCCATTTGATCGTGTTGTGAGGCGCGAGCCGCTTAATGATGACGAGCCACGCGTCCCCAAGATTACGCTGAAACGGGGCTAAAAACTGCGAACCTGGGCGCAACATTCCCACCTCAATCGATGCCATGTTTGACCTCGTTGAGACGGAGTGACGGAGCCGACAGATGGAGGGCGCAGCCAACGACAACAGCAGCTTGGGGAAGCAATTCTACGACAGCGCGCGGGCGTGCAGGCTCGCGGCTGGTAACTACGACATATGGACGGCTG